TGTTGGTCCGCCTATCTGCTTGAAGTACATATACGGAAAGGACGGCGGTGTTGCCTTGTAGACTTGACTCGCCTTAATGCCGCTATACGATTCTTTCAAGATTTGAAACAGTCCTGTATAGTAGGTATTGGTTCTGTCTTTAACCATTTGCCAAGGCCTCCTTTGCCACTTCCGCCACCTTACTCCTCAGATAGAGCAGTGTATCGTACATATAGTGCTGTGAATCTATACCCTCGGTGAAATGCAGTTTTCCATCATCCCCCGGATAAAGCCAACCAACTCTGCCATCCTTTGTCGTGAAGATATGCTTTCCTGACAGATAGCCGGTATATTTACCGCCGGTCAATCTGCTTGCCTCTGCCTCCCATTCACTATCAGGATGCGGACTACTCTGCCCTTTAACGCCGGTTCCAAATTCCAAATACACACAGTATTCGCCGCTTGCATTGATAACACCTATCCTGCCCTCGTCAAGCACATACCCCAAAATGGATGCTTGTGCATAACCTGTGTCTACCGGTATAAGTTCCTTTGCTTTGGCAGTGCCTAACTCCGTAAGGGTTTTTACAATTTCAACTGCCGCCTCATGTACAGATTTCTTTATTCCCTCTAATTCCTTAATTGCCTCGTCTATGCTTTTGGGGTCTAATGGGTTAATGGAAATCTTTCTCATACTGCCACCGCCCCTTTAATCTTCCGAATCGCCCACAGATTTTGATGTAGGTCTTTCTTAGGACAAACACAGGCATAATCCGGCTCTGTATCTGTCGAGCCATCTTCTTTCAACTCAGGAACTATATCAATGAACAATCTTGTAAACTCGTCAATGGGTAGGTCTTGTACGGTGGAAATCGTCTTGTCATAGACAATGTCCTTACCAAACGGAGAATCCTCTGCATTGCCTGAGTTTGGACTTATCCTTGCGAGTTTTCTGACCGGATTGGAATACACCTTAATGGTTTCCCCGGTAAGATTTCCGTCCTCGTCATACTCATCATCCTCACGCAAGAATGTTTGGTACCAAAATGGTACTTGGTTTGCTCGCAAATCCCTTAGTCTTAAATCAGCCATAGATACCTCCTAATCCACATAGGTCTTAGGAGGAATTGCAGCTAAGGCCTTGTTCACAGTTTCTTTGCCGGTTTCTCCCCAACTTCGTGAAACACCCAACTCCGTATGTGAAACAAGACCACCACGGGCATCATCCGAGTTCATGGCTCTTGCCACTTCGTAAATCTCGAACTCATAACGAGCGTAGAATTTCTCCAACTGCTCCTCTGTCGGTTCGTCATTATCTCTCCAAAAATGATGATTAGCCGCCTGTCGCTGTGCTTTAAGGAGCAGGACAGAGAGTTGTTTGTCACTCAGGGTTTCATCATTGATGATTTCTCTTGCAACATCTAAATCCACTGTCCTCGCCTCCTTATCCTTGCTGTTCTAAGAACTCGGCAATTATGTTCGCCTTAGTGGTTGCAGTAATGGTATAACCAAGTTCTGTTGCTAATGCCTTGATTTGTGCAACCGTCATAGCATTTAATTCCTCCGAGGTATAAGCCTTTGTTTCAGTGCTTTCCTCTACCTCAGTGGACTCCTCTGTACTCACTGAGCCAGAGGAGTCAGAACCACCACGTAGGCTATACCCTGTTATTCCCCCGTTGATGCGCCTGCTACGATAATGCTAGGCATATCGGTGGAAATGTTAGTGAACTTCGCACTCATCCATTCAGGTCCGTGGTCCAAGCCAACCTGACCGAAAATCTGGTATGTAACGCCTGCACCGGTTTTTGCAAGTTCTTCAAGGAAGAAATTACCCTTACCAGGAACCGGCTGATACACAGGTGCCATGATAGACGGAGTGAACAGAACCGCAGTTCCGGCAGGAAGTGTGTCCATAAGAGCAACGGCAACCTCGCCAAGAGGAGTAACTACTGTGGTTACATTTAAGCCGTTAATGTTTCTTCCGTTAGGAACGATAGTGTAGTTGTTCTTTCCTGCGTCATAGTTCAACTGCAAGAGAGTTGTTGCATCTACACCGAGAACGATATTGTCAGTTCTTGCTCCCTGGTCATGGATGGACTTCAATCCCTCTGCCACTAACCAATAGGTAAGAGGTGCGCCATTTACATCAATGACGTTGGAAGTGATTGCAGTCAAAAGACCTCTGGACTGATTTGCCTCAGAATCTGTGGTTGCTTTCTGGTAGATACCATTGATAAAGGTGTACTCAATATCCTGTGCAATCTTCGCCATTCTGCGAGTTACCTGGAATGATAATTCATCCAAAGGATTTGCCTGCTGATTAGCGATATTTACGCCGGATAAAGTACCCATGTTGGACTGTTTTGCGTATGAAACAGAAACAGCCTCCTGGAAAATCTGAGTTACGTTAGTCAACTGACTTCTGGTAACTACAGAAGGTGTCGGTGCGGTTAAAGACGCATTTTCAGAAATGCTAGGCTGAGAGCCTTTTTCTGTTGCATATTCCTGTCCGCATACGAACTCAACGTGATTGGTGTAGAGAGGTCTTGCACCAATCATGGTTGAAAAAGGTGTTGCCTGCTGACCTTTGCCAAACAAAAGTCCGCTAAAGTTCGGTGTCGCAAATGATGTTGCTACTGCCATGGTTTTTTTACCTCCTTATTTAATCTTAGGCGGTAGGCTTATTTGCCTCTGCCTGTTGTAATATTGCCAATGACGCAGCCTGCATATCTCCGTCATTGATTGCCTTGGTTATCTGCTGCGAGTAGTCAACCTGACCTACGTTGCCAGACTGAGGACTGCCAAGTTCTGCAAGGTATTTTTCTCTGAGAGCCTTTTCTCTTGCCTCGTCACGGGCCTGCATGAACTTTGTAAGGTTGCTTGTAACTGTATCTCTTTCTCCGTCAACCTCTGCTGTTGCGGTTGCCTCTGCCAACTCCGCTGACATTCCCATAGCCAAATAACGCTTAGAGGATTCTGTAATGTCCTTAAATCTCTCTAATCCCTTGACATATTCTGCCTGCTGTTGTGCCTGCTCCGCTTTTGCCTCTGCCTCCTGCTCCTCCGCAGTCTGCTTTGCTCTAAGCTGCTTTCTCAGATTTCCCTCAGAAGTGCATAATTTGTCATTGTTGGCTTTCAACTGTGCGTTCTGCGCTCTAAGGTCTGCCATTTCCGCCATAAGGCTTTCAACGGTAATCTCTCCGCCGCTGTTGCCGGAATTGTTATTCTGCTGTTCCGTAGCAGGCGGTGTCTGAGTCTGATTTGCCTGTCCGGTTGCTGCCGGGTCTGTGTTCACATTCTGCTGAGTCTGATTTGTGTTGTTTACGTCTGCCATAGTTTTCCTACCTTTCTGCGTTTGTACGGTTCTCTCCGTGTTAAATTTTGCGTTTACACTTCTCTGTGATGCTCTGCGTGATTTTTCAAAAGGCTTTCTCTAGCCTTTGCTATGTAAAGGGCATTTGCCCCAATAACCAAAGAAAGAGCCGGGTACGAGTTTTCTCATAACCGGCTCAAAGGCTCTTAAAATATTCTGTTGCCTACTTCTTTTTCTTTGCCACGCTCTTTTTAGCGGGTGCTTTCTTCTTGGATGCTACTTTCTTCTTTTCGTCCTCTTTCTTTTTGAGTTCGGCTTTCTTCTTAGCATCCTCTTTCTTTGCTACTGCCATAGCCATTACCTCCTTTAGAGTTCTACACAACGGCACCAAATGATTTCTTCCACCGGTGCGCCCATGCTATCATCCAACGGAAACATCATTCTGTACCCGTTGACAATGAACGGTTCGTTAATCGGAACTGTCTGATTGTCTGCCTCCACATGGCTATCTCTAACTCTTTCATCTTTCATGCTCGCCCATGTGTGTGTAAGATGCCCCGCCTCAACCAAATTTTGATGATTGAGGTAGTTATACATCCAATTCGTTTCATTCAGAGCAATGTTCATGGCTCTTTCTTCCGAAAAAACATATAAAACACTCTTTGGTATATCCGCTCTGGAAACTCTCAATCCGTTTGTTATGGCATTTTGGTAATTTTCATTGCCGTTTGCCTCTCTGACGGCTTTCTCCGTGGTTTCCTGAATGTACTTTGAGAATTGTTTCGCTTTGTTTATAACCGTGCTATCGTACTTATCCACTGCCATAAGCAGATACAGGTCCATAAGTTCGTCCTCGTACTGCTCCGTGGTATGTTCAAATAAGAATGTTCCGGTCATTAAATTAAGTAACTGCTTCGCCAAAAACTGTAGCATTGCCTTAAAAAACTGCTGAGAGGTCTTTATCCGTCTGTCTTTCTCGGACTGCAATAAGTTCATTTCGTCAAAGTATAGGATAGGGTCATACATAGGCTATTCCTCCACGCCGCTTACTTTGCTCGGCTGTAAAGATTCTTCTGACTTATCCTTTTCCTTATTGTTCTCTCCACCATTGCCCTCCTCGTCCTTGTACGCGTTAGGATTCGGCTGTTTCTTTGGTTCTTCCTTGGCAATCAGTTTCTTTTGGATTCCCTCTACAATGTGCTGAGAATCAGTCCATGCTTGCTGAGGGTCGGTAAATAATCCAACTGTATTGAATGATGTAAGGCCGTCTACTCCGGCATTGAGTAATGCCACAAGTGAATTGGTCTTAGATACAAGGTCATAAGTCTTGGTACGGCAGAATCGAATTTCAATGTCTGCCAACTCAATATCTTTCAGTCCATCATAAGGTCGAGGGTCCTCTTTCAAAATTGAAACAGCCAACTCGATAACTCTCATTTCTGGTTCTGTAAATAACTGTTCCACAGTCTTTGCCATGATTTCAAGGCACTGCCAACCATTTGACAACTGCATTGCACCGGTTGTAGAACCACCGCTTGCCTCCTGCCATGACGGAGTAGAAGTAATCTGCTCCACCTGAGAGATAAAGTGATTTACAAGGTGCTGCACTTCTGACTGATTGAGAGTGTCATTGAGGTATGTAATCTTTGCCTCTCTGCCATCCCCGGAACTCTTTGTCATAATTACACCGTCGCCGTCCACAAGGTTTTTCTTACCCTCACTATCCACGGAGCAGTTGTGCATCCAAAGAAGTGACTGAACGTGCTGCAATATGTCATTAACTCTGTCGGAATCAACAATGTTTATAGCATCCAACAGAGGGATAATCTTCTCAAATATTCCCATTCTGTCATTCATGGAGAACTCTACAATAGGAATCATGCCGAGTACATTTGGGATAATCTTTCCGTTGAGGCTGTATTCTCCACTCTCTGCACTTCTTTCAATGTCATAACGATACTTCTCTGAGTATGCAGTCAAAGAAATCGTTCCATCTTCGTGAATGAAGTAAGTGCAAGCCAACACCGGCTCTCTGTAGGCATCATTGGAATACACTACAAAGGTTGTGAGTGGACTTGGAACCATAATCTCAAACGGAGCGTATTTATTTTTATTTCGTGCCGGGAGAACCATCTGATAGCCGACACCGCATATAAACAAATCTCTGCCTAACTGAATGTCCTTTTTGCACTTGGACTGTTCGTACATCATTTTGTTAAGCATACCGATTTTTAAATCGTCTAATTCTTCCTCTGCCTTGTCTTTCTTTTTCATAAAGCCAAACAAGACCTTTTTCTGTTTCTTCGTAGGTTCAACCTTTGCTCTCTGCACAAAGGTAATAGGGTTTGAAAAGCAGTAACCCAAATGCACATCCACAATCCTTGACGCATTATTCTCAACAACTGTCGAATTTAATTCCGGTCTAATTTTCTTTTCCCTATCAAGGATAGGCTGTCTGCCTTTTTCGTACTCAAAGAGGAATATTTCTTCGTTTACATTGTACTGATGCTCTGCAAAGGCTTTTGACACCACCGATATGATATTGTCTTTTGTGATTTCTCGCTCGTCAGTCATTATCATTCGTCTGCCGAGTGTCGGTACATGGCTTGCGTACATATCTTCCTCCTCTTGAAATTAAAAAAGCCGACTATCCATTACTCAGATAATCGGCTCACAGGCTCTTGGGATAATTCAATTTTGACTTGCTCTTTACACCCACGGCACTGTATGTATATCACTCCGCTCGCCTGCGGTGCTTTTTTGAAAAGTAATTTGTTTTTGCCCGCTCTTTCTTTGCAAACCGGACAATAAACATTTGTTGTATGCTCCATATTCTTCA